CCCTCGACTTCCTCATCCGCAAGAACCGGAACGGCGAAACCGGCGACGTGCCCCTGTGGTGCTCTATCGCTCATTCCAGTGTGAGGGATGCCGGATGACATTGCCAACCTCCTTTCTCGATGAATGGGCCAAGCGATCGGTAGCCACAGCCAGTGGTATGCACGATGGCCTTCAGCAGCTCTGCGAAAGCCCTATAGAGGCGATCTTTGCGACGGCGTTTTGCTTAGCAGCGAATGAGTACGGCGCGGTTCACATCGGCCCGCCAGCGACCGGCAGAGGGCTGTTCTCTATACAGTGTCAGGCCCCGGTGCTCAGCTATCGCGCCGACTTCCTGATCTGTGAGAACCGCGATCCACCGTCTTACATCGTCGTGGAGTGCGACGGGCACGATTTCCACGAGCGGACCAAGGAGCAGGCGGAGCGAGACCGGCGCCGCGATAGAGAGATGCAGTCGGCTGGCTTCCGCGTGTTCCGGTTCACCGGACGAGAGATTTATCGGGACGCCTTCAAGTGCGCTGATGAGGTGATCCGGGAGGCAATTCTGACTGCCGGGAGGGGCGCGCTGTGACCGACTGGTATAAGATGAACCCCATCGACTGGAACGAAGGGACTGACGATCTAACGCTCGAGCAGGAGGGCGCGTACCTCCGCATTTGCAACGCGATCTACATTTCCGAGCGCCCGATCCGGGACAACATGTTCGTCATCGCCGGCCTTCTTCGGTGTTCTGACCGGAAGGCCCGCAGGCTTGTGGACGACCTCGTAAAGGCAGGCAAGCTGTTCATTGAGGACGGCTGCATTGTGAACCGTCGCGCCGTGGACGAAGTGTCGGCGCGCGTTCGACTGAGAATGGAACGCCAATCCAACGGAAGTCGCGGCGGTTCCAAAACAGCCGAGAGACGCGCTAACACTTTGAAAGATAACGAACCCGCGCCACCAAATGCTGCCAGCAAAAATGCAGCAGAGGAGATAAGACAAGAAGAGAGGAGAGAACCCCTTACCCCTTCGGAGAAGCAGCGCTACGCAAACCCTGTCGTCGTGCTGCAGACGATCCTCGATCCTGTCTCTTCGCAGCGGTGGGTGACCCACTGTGAGGAGCGCGGCAAGCGCCCTTCCTCATTGCAGGCGGAACAGCAGGTCGCCGTATTGCAGGAACTGAAGGCGTTGGGCGCCAAGCCCGCTGAGGCCGTGCGATACGCCATTGATCGCGGCTGGGTGAGCCTGAGCGTCGAGTTCTTCCGCAATGCAGGCTATCCGATGAAGGCCGCCATTCCTCAGCAGGAGGACTGGCACAAGCGCATGGCCGTGTGGAACGAGAGTCAAACGTGGGCGCCGGCATGGGGCCCAAAACCGAACGAGCCGGGCTGCAAGGCTCCGGCAGAACTACTGAGGGCAGCATGACCAACCTCAACCAGGCAAGGGCAGGGACCATGATGGGCGACGAAGTGACGAAAGTGGTGTTTCTCGACATCGACGGGCCGATGATCCCCGCCACGGTGTTCCTCTACGACAAGATGGCGTCGTGGGAGCGCCGGTTCCCGCCGACGACGGTTGCCGTGGTCAAAACACTGTGCGAGCGCACCGGCGCCAAGATAGTTTTCAACACGACCCACAACACGCCGATCCCGGACGTAGACGACATCCATATCGCCATCAGTAAGGCCGGTATCGACGGCGAGCACTTCCATGCCGATCGCCACACCAAGTACCCGGCGATGGACCGTAAGGCCGCTGTCGAAGACTGGCTATCGCGGCATCCCGAGGTGACCAACTGGGTGGCGCTCGATGACGTGCATTTCACTGACGACGAACGGCTGATCTTCGTGGACAGCGACGCCGGCCTTCATCTCGGCCACCTGAACATGGCCATCGACCAGCTCGGCGGCCGGCGCGTCATTATGTTGATCTGACTCCCGCAAAGATGGTGAAGAGCGAATGAGCTATATCAGAAGGGCACCAGGAACGGGGCGGACGTAAATGGGCAAACGGGGACCAAAGCGCGAAGACGGCAAGCGCGAACCGAACGGGCGCCTGTCGCGTCGCACAGAAGAACAGCACCAGCGCGAGGCTACCAAGCTCGAGCGCGATGAGTGGGACGCCATGTATGTGGCTCTGCTCGCCCGCTGGCGCGTTCACAACGTGCCCCTGGCCGAAGTGCGCAACCAGATGGCCGGCAGCTACGTGGGGCGCCTCTGCCTCAATGGCGAGGTCACGCAAACGCAGTACGATGCAGCGCAGACCTACCTATCCGAGCGCCGCGACTTCCACATGGCTGTGGGCGCCCCAAAGGAAGACGCAACAGCGATCGACCTCAATGCCGTGCATGGCCGGAGCGGGGCTGAGAACGTCGAGCGCGACCGCCTCGCCAAGGCGCAATGGGAAGCAACCCGCAAGGCCATTGCGGCCAAGCAGGAAGAGGAGGGGCTGGAGGCCAATCTGTGGGCGGCTCTCGACCTCTGCCTGCACCGCGACATGGAACTGCCGCACATGGTCCCCGACCTGCGTAGCGTGCTCAACGCGCTCGTGAGGCGGTATCGGTTGGTATCGAGGGAAGCGGCTTGACGGCGAGTCCGAAGCAGCTTAGTCATCGTTTCAACGCTGGCGCTTTGCGCCCAGCACGAATTGCCCCGGCCAAGTGTCGGGGCTTTTGACTCAGAGGCGTTGAATGAAACGCAGAGAGTTGTTCAGAGCAGCGGCGGCGTTGGTTGGTATGGCGGCGCTGCCTAAGGCGGTCCCCGCTGCGCCTGTGCTTCAGTATGAGCCGACAAAGATCAGCGGCGACGGCTTCACCATCGACGCTTGGCTGAGCGTTGAAGACGCTGTGCGCCTCACAAGCTACAGCCCGCGCGACATAGACGACGCATACCGCGACCTCATGCGCCAGCTTGCCCCTCCCGGGCGATAGGCGAGGGCGGAAGTAACACCACCACATCATCAAACCTGAGAACGGAGGCCGGACATGGCCGACGCCGTAACGTCACAGACATTGGTCGACGGGCCACGCGATCTGGTGATGAAGTTCACTAACCTCAGCGACGGGACCGGAGAGTCCGCCGTCAAGAAGGTCGACGTTGCCTCGGGAACGACGCTCAAGCTGATGCGCGTGGCGTACTCGGTCAACGGCATGGTCGCCTCGCTGTTCTGGGACGCCGACACCGACGTGAAAATTCTCGACCTGGCGGGTGACGGCGACCACGACTTCCGGTCGTTCGGCGGCATCCCCAACAATGCCGGTACAGGCGTTACGGGCGACGTGACGCTCACCACCACAGGGCACACGTCCGGCGATAGCTACTGGATCATCCTTGAGTTCCAGAAAACCTAATACGACCAAATCAGTAGAGATTGCTAGCAATGCCTTTTGAGCCAGGCCAGTCGGGCAACCCCGAGGGCCGGAAACGCACCAGCTTTACCCGCGACGCTCTGCTTCTTGAGATCAAGGCGCGTGAGAAGGAAGGCGACAAGCGCGGCATCCGCAAGATGGCCGCTAAGGTCATGGACCTTGCCGAGGAAGGCGAGCGCTGGGCTGCCGAGTACGTCCGCGACACGCTCGATGGAAAGCCGGCCCAGCAGGTGAACCTGGCGGACGCCGACGGGGACAAGTTGGTCGTGCAGCTGGTGCGCTTTGGCGACAATCCGCCTGCCGAATAACTGGCAGCCCCGCGACTACCAGCGCGCCGCATGGGACTATCTCGAGCGCGGCGGCAAGCGGTGTGTGCTGGTTTGTCATCGGCGCTGGGGCAAGGATGATATCGCGCTGCACCGGACAGCGGTTGCTCTGCATGAGCGCGTCGGCACCTATTGGCACATGCTCCCTGAGTATGAGCAGGGCCGCAAGGCGATCTGGAACGCGATCAATGCCCACACCGGCAAGCGAAGGATAGACGAAGCGTTCCCGGTTGAGCTGCGCAAGCGCACGCTCGATGACGAGATGATGATCGAGTTTAAGAACGGCTCGATCTGGCAGGTCGTCGGCTCCGATCGCTATGACAGTCTCGTCGGCGCTGGTGTTGCCGGCGTGATCTTCTCGGAATGGTCGCTCGCTAACCCGGCGGCATGGGCCTTCATCGCCCCCATGCTGGAAGAGAACAACGGCTGGGCCTTGTTTATCTACACGGCGCGCGGCCGCAATCACGGCTGGTCGATGTACGACCGCGCCATGAAGGACGATGGCTGGTACGGGCTACGGCAGCCGGCCAACCTCACTGGGGTATTCAAGCCCGAAGCGCTCGACGCCGCGCTCAAGGACTACGTGGCGCTCTATGGCCCGGATGACGGTCAGGCGCTGTTCGACCAGGAGTACATGTGCAGCTTCGACGCTGCGATCATCGGCGCCTTCTACGGCAAGGAAATCCGCAGGGCCGAGGAAGAGGGCAGGATCATCCACGTGCCGCATGAGCGTGGCAAGCAGGTGATCACGTCTTGGGACTTGGGCTTCTCCGACTCGAC